CGCCTGGCTATCAACAACTTACGCAAATATAAATTTCAATTCCACGATGGTTCGATTAAAGGTTGCATAGCGTAAAAGTGGACGATATTGTATATGTATTTCAATTCCACGATGGTTCGATTAAAGGTCTAAAGTCGGGGCAATTACTACTATTACGTTTTGTATTTCAATTCCACGATGGTTCGATTAAAGGCATAAAAAGGGGTAAATAATTGTCTATTTTCATAGGATTTCAATTCCACGATGGTTCGATTAAAGGTCCTGCATGATGTTTAAGTTTATACGCCGTAGCGTATTTCAATTCCACGATGGTTCGATTAAAGGTAACATGGGCGGATAAATACCACCTATACCACCTATTTCAATTCCACGATGGTTCGATTAAAGGCCACCCCACCCGAAGCGGCAATGTCAGACCTTCCCGATTTCAATTCCACGATGGTTCGATTAAAGGGGATTCTTGTTTAAGTTACGGCGGTTACTTTAACGGATTTCAATTCCACGATGGTTCGATTAAAGGACCGAAAGTTTAATTGAAAAACAAAAGTTGAAATTAATTTCAATTCCACGATGGTTCGATTAAAGGTTTTTTGATGTTTTTTTGCTAATCCGTTGATTTAGATTTCAATTCCACGATGGTTCGATTAAAGGTTAGTTGGCAGTACTCAACAATTCTTGCAATGCTTTATTTCAATTCCACGATGGTTCGATTAAAGGCTTGCTTTATCTCTATACGTGTTGAATAATCATTGTATTTCAATTCCACGATGGTTCGATTAAAGGCAGGTAATCAAGGTATTCCTTTGCAGCGTCTTTCATATTTCAATTCCACGATGGTTCGATTAAAGGTCCCAGCTCATCGTAATACTTCTTTGCCTCTTTCAATTTCAATTCCACGATGGTTCGATTAAAGGCAACTTTCCCTCCTCGGTAAGTTTTGCATGATAGCATTTCAATTCCACGATGGTTCGATTAAAGGCCCTGTTTGCTGCCTCTGCCGCCTCGTTTGCCCTGATTTCAATTCCACGATGGTTCGATTAAAGGTTCCAACACTTGCTGAAGCGTCTGCCATAGCATCTGATTTCAATTCCACGATGGTTCGATTAAAGGATGGCCAAAAAGTACCCGACAGGCACGATTCTACTCATTTCAATTCCACGATGGTTCGATTAAAGGAATCTAACGAAACTCGCTAAAAAACTATATTAACATGGCAACAATACAAGAAATTCTCGACAAGAACAGGGCGATTGACGACATTATCAAAGACCTGAAAGAAACTGACATCGAAATACCCGAATGGGACACGCTCGAAAAGGAATACAACCCATTGCTGCACCCGGTAATGGATACGGCACTCTATCAAGACATCGTCGATGACGGCGTTACAACGAAGGTGTCCCGGGTGGTACAGGATATGCAACGCCTCGCCGTCAAGCGTATAACAGAACTCGCCGTTGGAATACCTGTCAAAAGGAACTACTACCCGAAAGACGACAAGCAAAAGGAAGTCGCAAAATACTTCGAGGCTATATTCGCCCGAAACCGTATCGACAGCGTAAACATCGAACGCTGCAACCAACTATACGCATCGTGCCTAACGCTTACGTTATGGTACGCAAAAGAGGAACAGAATAGCGTCTATGGATTCGATTCGCCGCTCAAACTTCGCTGCCGAAACTACTCCCCGATGCTCGGACATCATATCTACATACTGAAAGACGAGTATAGCGACGTCGTTGCAATTTCAATCGGGTACGAGGTCAAGCAGGGCACAAAGAAAATCGAATACTTCCACACATACACGAGCGACACGCACACCGTATTCGTCAAGAATGAGGGTGGGTGGGAGCGCACCGACGAGCCGATAACGATAGGAAAAATACCTGCTGTATTCACATATCGCCCTGCCCCGATATGGGAAAACACATCGCAAATCGTCTATGAAATTGAATGGGCTATGTCCCGGCAGGGCAATTACATCCGGGCAAACAGCAAGCCTGCATTCGGCATATTTTCGGACGAGGATATCGACTACGGAAGCGAAAAGGACTATATGGACAGGCTCGTCCTGCAACTCCCGAAGGGAAGCGATGCAAGGTTTATCACGTGGGAGCAGTCAAACGAAGCCGTAAAAATGTACGTCGAATTCCTTCGTTCTTCCTTCTTTACGCAACTGCAACTCCCGGAATTCTCGTTCGAAACAATGAAAACCACGCCAATGTCCGGCGAGGCACGTAAAATGATATTCATAGATGCGCAGTTGAAGGTAAAGGAGGAAGCAGGCAGATTGCTCGAAATGTTCGACAGGGAAGTAAACGTTGTCCGTGCCTTCCTTCACATGATGCTGCCTTCCGGCTACGCCAAGGCTATCGACGCACTTGAAATCGAGTGCGAGATAACGCCCTTCACAATCAATGACGAACGTGAACGCATCGAGAACATCGTAACCGCTTGCGGCGGCAAGCCTATCGCCTCGCAGCAACAGGGTATCGCCCTACTCGGGTGGAGCGACGACGTCGATAAGACGCTCGAAGAAATAAGGCAGCAGGACATGACAGACCTTTCCGAGCCTTCATTCTAAAACAATAACGCAGCAGGGCAACAATGGCAACAGACTACGAAAAAGCGCACAATTCGCAAATGGCTCGCTATGCGGCAATGGTATCGCATATATACCGGACGGCGGCAGGGGAAGCGGCAAAGATTGGCGCATCCGTAACCGGGTTCGACAGCAGCAAGCCGTTCGAGATAGATAAATACCCTGCTACATCGCAGAAGATTAGAAACCTGCTGCTGCAACTGTACAACAACCTAAATACTGCTATCCTCGACGGTGTGAACGCCTCTTGGACACTCGCAAATAATAAGAACAACGAACTCGCAAGGCTTGTGTTCGGCGACAACCTCGGACGATTGAGCGAGGATGAATACAGGCGATACTTCACAAACAACGACACAGCCCTCGCCTCATTCATAAAACGTAAAGAGGACGGTATGAATCTATCTGACAAGGTATGGAAGTACACGAAGCAGTACAAGGGCGAAATAGAACTCGCCCTCGACCTCGGAATTGGACAGGGCAAATCCGCCGTAGAAATGGCGAAAGACCTTCGGCAATACCTAAACAACCCGGACGCCCTGTATCGCCGTGTGAGGGATAAATATGGCAATTTACACCTGTCAAAGAACGCAGCGGCGTACCACCCCGGGCAGGGCGTATATCGCTCGGCAGTACGCAACGCCCAACGCCTATCGAGGACAGAGAACAACATGGCGTACCGCACCGCCGATTTCATCCGTTGGCAGGAAGCCGATTACGTTGTCGGCATCAAAATAATGCTATCCAATAACCACACGACAAAGAACAGCAAAGGCGAGGCTGTTCCCTTTACCGACATTTGCGACGAACTGCAAGGCAATTACCCGAAGACGTTCCATTTCCGGGGTTGGCATCCGCATTGCCGCTGCAAGGCTGTCCCTATCACAAAGACAGAGGAAGAAATCAAGAAGGATACCGCCGACATACTCGCAGGAAGGAAGCCCGGGACAGACAGCAGAAATGCAGTAAAAGACGTGCCGGAAGCGTTTAAGAATTGGGTGGCTAACAATACAGAGCGATTCGCAAAATCAGCAGGACAGCCCTATTTCGTTCGTGATAACTTCATCAATGGGGACATAACACAAGGTTTGAGGCACGATATATCGCCACGGCAGCAGGCAGTCGTAAAACCGCCGCAAGTTACACCACCGCCAAAGCCGAAACCTGTACGCCCACCGAAAACAGCACAAGAGGAAGCGGCTATACGGAAACGTTGGCAAGACAGGAAAGCACGTTACGAAGAAATCAAGAGGCAGGCGCACCAACTACGGTTGTTGTGTATGCAATACTTTCCGGACGTTGAGGCATCTCACTTGGACGACCTCGCTAACAAAGGACGATACAACGAATTACAGGCTGCTATAATCGAGATGAAAAAAACTATAAAGACAGCAAATGAAGCAATGACCGCAAATAAAATCGGTTGTAAGCAGGGGAAGGAAATGAACCACGAGGACGCAAATCAGGAAAGGGCGAATCCGATGTTCAGAAGCGGCGTAGGAAAATACCACGTCAATTGCCAATCTTGCGTTGTCGCCTACGAGTTACGGCGCAGGGGCTTCGACGTTGAAGCACATGGCAACGAACAACGCCCCGGTAGTATAACGTACCGACTTTCGAAGCGACCGGAAATGGCTTGGATAGACCCGGAAACAGGACGATATCCAAGGGTTATAAAAGCCGGTGGGTGGGATCCGATAAACTCAAGGGTAATACCAAGAAAGCAAATGCTTGCGCAATTCGATAAGATTACCGCCACGCCCGGAAGGTATCATGCGTATTTCTATTGGAAAGGCGGCGGCGGACATATCATCACAGCCGAAAGGTTGCAGGGAGGTCAGTTAAGACTATACGACCCACAGACAGGAGAACATTACAACGATGCAACGTGGGAATACT